AGGATTTATTGATGAGCACGGAGTTCCAGTTTTCACTACTCCTGATGTCGATAGGTTCGACCCAAGCGGTGAACTAATAGATGTAGGTGTAATAGATAATTGGCAGAACGAAGTTGATGGTTTAAAAGATGATCAAGATGGTTTAAATGAATTTTATCGCCAGTTTCCTAGAACTACTGAGCATGCGTTTAGAGACGAAACAAAAGGAAGTATATTTAATTTAGTTAAGATATACGAACAAATAGATTATAACGAGGAAATGTCTAGAACGCTAGGCGTTACTCAAGGTAATTTTCAATGGGTAAATGGAGTTAAAGATTCTCAGGTTATATTTTATCCAGATAAAAAAGGTAGGTTTAAAGTTAGTTGGGTTCCACCTCAGCAGCTGCAAAACAGAGTAATACTTAAGAATGGCGTGAGACATCCAGGTAACGAGCACATGGGTGCTTTTGGTTGTGATTCATACGATATATCGGGAACGGTAGATGGAGTTGGATCTAAAGGAGCTTTACACGGTTTAACTAGGTTTTCAATGGAAGATGCTCCGGCTAACAGTTTCTTTTTAGAGTACTTGTCAAGACCACCAACTGCTGAGATGTTTTTTGAAGATGTTCTAATGGCTTTAGTTTTTTATGGGATGCCAATATTAGCAGAAAACAACAAACCACGTTTATTGTATTATTTAAGAAGAAGAGGATACAGAGGGTTTAGTATGAATAGGCCTGATAAAGTATGGAACAAATTATCCGTAGCTGAAAAAGAAGTTGGTGGAATACCAAATTCAAGCGAGGATATAAAACAAGCACATGCCGCGGCAATTGAGATGTATATTCAAGATCACGTAGGTATGAAGCAAGATGGAACTTTCGGAGATTTATATTTTAACGAGCTCTTAAATGATTGGAGTAGATTTGATATAAACAAAAGAACAAAGCACGATGCGTCTATAAGTTCTGGTTTAGCTGTAATGGCTAATAATAGACATTTGTATAGGCCAAACGCAAAGGTTGAAAAACCTAAATTAAACATAAACGTTTCCAAGTATACAAACACTGGAAGTAATTCACAAATAATTAAGTAATAAATATGGCAGAGTCTGGCATTAAAAGTTATTTCCCAAGTCAAACCGTTAGCGATGCTGAAAAGTTAAGCTATGAGTATGGGTTAAAGGTAGGTAGAGCAATAGAGCAAGAGTGGTTTAATAACGACAGGGGCTCTAATAGATATAAATCAAACCACAATGATTTTCACAGCTTAAGATTGTACGCTAGAGGCGAGCAGTCTATTCAAAAATATAAGGATGAGTTATCGATTAATGGTGATTTGTCCTATTTAAATTTAGACTGGAAGCCTATTCCAATTATCTCTAAATTTGTAGATATAGTTGTTAATGGAATGACAGAGAGAATGTATGATATAAAAGCTTATTCTCAGGATATAAGCGGTTTGCAAAAAAGAACTAAATTTGCAGAAAACATGATATCTGATATAAAGCTTAAGGGTATCAATGATATTGCCGGTTCTTTTGGTATGGACTTAACAAAAAGCGATAACACTGAAGATCTTCCTGAGACTATAGAAGAGGCAGAGTTATACATGCAACTAACATACAAGCAATCTGTAGAAATAGCTGAAGAACAAGCTTTAAGTGTTTTATTTGAGGGAAACAAGTATGAGTTAACAAAAAAACGCTTTTATTACGATTTAACAGTCTTAGGTATTGGCGCTGTTAAAACTAGTTTTAATACTTCAGAAGGAGTTGTAATTGATTACGTTGATCCCGCTAATCTAGTTTACTCACACACTGACTCGCCTTATTTTGATGATATATATTATGTTGGCGAAGTAAAAACTATTCCGGTAAATGAATTAGCAAAACAATATCCTCATTTAACAGCAGGGGATCTAGAAGAAATAATGAAAAATAAGTCTATTAATAGATCTAATTACAATTCAAGGCATTCTTACGATAAAGAAGATAATAACACTATTCAAGTTTTATACTTTAACTATAAAACTTACATGAATGAAGTTTATAAAGTAAAAGAAACTTCTTCTGGTGCTGATAAGTTAATTGATAAAGATGATTCTTTTAATCCACCAGAGGATAAAGAAGGCGGGTATAGTAAAATGTTAAGATCTATAGAGTGCCTTTATGATGGAGCTATGATTCTTGGTACAAAAAAGTTGCTTAAATGGGAGATGGCCAAAAACATGATGAGACCTAAAAGTGATTATACTAAGGTTAAAATGAATTACGCTATTGTTGCACCTAGGATGTATAATGGTAAAATTGATTCTTTGGTAAAAAGAATTACCGGTTTTGCTGATATGATTCAGTTGACTCACTTAAAGCTACAACAAGTAATGTCTAGAATGACACCTGACGGAGTATATTTAGATGCTGATGGTTTAGCCGAAATAGATTTAGGCAATGGAACAAACTATAATCCACAAGAAGCTTTAAATATGTTCTTCCAGACAGGATCTGTTATTGGTAGAAGTTTTACTTCTGAAGGTGACCAAAATCCTGGTAAAATTCCTATTCAAGAAATTACAAGCGGTAGCGGTGGTGGTAAAATGCAGGCTTTAATTGGTAACTACAATTATTACCTTCAAATGATAAGAGATGTAACTGGTCTTAACGAAGCTAGAGATGGAAGTACTCCAGATAAAAACGCTTTAGTTGGGGTTCAAAAACTAGCTGCAGCAAACTCTAACACCGCTACAAGACATATACTACAAGCTGGTTTATACTTAACGGCTGAAACGGCTGAATGTTTATCTCTTAGAATATCTGACGTTATACAGTACTCACCAACAAGAGATGCTTTTATTCAAGCAATAGGCATAAATAATGTTGCTACGCTAAAAGAAATGTCGCAGTTGCACTTGTATGACTTTGGTATATTTTTAAGTTTAATGCCAGATGAAGAGGAAAAAGCATTGCTCGAAAATAATATCCAAATGGCAATTCAGCAAAAAAGCATAGAGCTTGAAGATGCTATAGATCTTAGAGAAATCAAAAATATTAAACTAGCTAATCAAGTTCTTAAAATAAGAAGAAAAAAGAAACAAGAAAAAGACCAGCAAATCCAACTACAAAATATTAAAGCACAAACCGAATCAAATACTCAAGCTGCTCAAGCAGCTGCTCAAGCTGAAACGCAAAAAAACCAAGCCAAAGCCACTATTGATATAAGCATGGAGGAAACAAAGCATAGTTACGAAATACAAAAAATGCAACAAGAGGTTCAAATGAAAAAAGAATTAATGGCCTTAGAGTTTGATTATAGCATGCAGTTAAAAGGAATAGAAGTAGATGGTAAAAAGTCAGGTGAAAAAGAAAAAGAAGATCGTAAAGACGAAAGAACAAAAATTCAAGCAACTCAACAAAGTGAGATGATTGACCAAAGAAATGGTGGTAAACCACCTAAAAACTTTGAGTCCGCAGGTAATGATATACTAGGTGGCGGATTTGATTTAGGAGCCTTTGGTCCTAGGTAAAATTATTAATTATTATTATATTATATTATGGAAGAAGAAAATGAAAAAGTAGTCGAAGAGGTTACACAAGAAGTAAGTCAAGCAGATCCAGGTGATGAAAACGTGGTAAAAGTTGATGAAAGTAAATTTGAATCTGCTGGAGACGACAGTGTGATGAAGATAGATTTAAGTATTCCACCACCGGAGCAAAAAGTAGAAACTGAGGTTGTGGCAGAAGAAAAACCTGAGGAAGCAGTAACTGAAGTTACTAGCAAAACAGAAACGCAGGCAGAAACACAAGAAGCACCAGCGTTAGAAGAAATTACTGAAGAAGAGGTTGTTGAGGTTGAAGAGCAGGTTGAAGAAGCTATAGCGCAAGCCGAGGCTACTGGAAAACCACTACCAGAAAATATACAAAAGCTAGTTGACTTTATAGATGAAACTGGTGGTGATTTAAATGATTACGTTAAGCTTAACCAAGATTACGGTGATATGGATAATGATGATCTATTGCACGAGTACTACAAGCAGACAAAACCTCATTTAAATAACGAAGAAATTAACTTCCTTATAGAAGATACATTCTCATTTGACGAAGATACAGACGACGATAGAGAAATACGTAGAAAGAAATTAGCGCTTAAAGAGCAAGTTGCCAGCGCTAAAAGCCAC